TGCTACTTGCTCATGCAGTACATCTAGTTTCTGCTCATTAGCATCAAACTGAGCTTCATGCTCTGCCACTCGACTAGCTTTCCATACTCTATCATCAATCCATTCTTCTACTGCGGTTATTAAAGTTTTCATTTGTAACTCCTAGTTATATTAGTTTTAGAAAATCTTACTATCCAACATTTAGCACAGTAATAACTGCTTCGTACTATTACATCTGCATTTTTACCACATTTACATTTTGTCATTTTTACTCTCCTGTTAAATAATTATAATGAACCTCACTAACATGATTACCATCATGCCATTTTTTAGAAGTGGTTGATATATGATTACACCAACTGTTCCAAAGATTTTCAGTGCCGTATTCATGGCACAATTTTACGTAGCCCTCTACTTTAGAAACATTGTTTGCTAACCCTTTAGCTGATGTAAGTTTCTTATCAACAATAAAATCTTTAGGGTTGAGGCCATACATTTTAATGTTGTGGCTGTCCATACAACCAACTAAACCGCCTATTAACTGGCAACAAAACCCTGATTTAGCTGTATTTAAACCGGGAATTCTAAGGAAAATCTTCATAAGTGACATAGCTTTATCGTGATCTGAAGATTTACCATGCAACACAGCTAATACTTGAGCATGAATCTTATGCTGATGAACCATTACATAATTATAAGTGTGAAGCTTGCTGTCTTTCCAAAGAAACTTAGACTTAGATTTGTTTTTAACAACGTCCAATAACTGAACACCAATACTAAGCCAGTTCTGTTGAATGCTTAGCGATACCATCATAACTACAAGCATTAAGTTATATGCTGATCGCTGTGCAAAACGCTGACAGTTTATACCGTGAGTTTTATACATAATCTCTCTCCAATTTATTTAAGTAATGCCCGTTTTGGCACGGTGGGCTAAGCCGCTACTTAGGATGTTTAACACCCTTGCCGTTTAGGATACCTTTATAATAATGCCGTCTCGCATTGTAACCTCGGCGAAAAACTCTCGACCTCGCCCTGTAATATGAGGTCTTTGAGCGCCAACCATGTTACCGTTGGACACATACTCAGCACCAAAAAGGCTAGTCTCTATAAAATTGAGCCTATTACCAACATTTGCTTTAAGTTCTTTCTTGCTTAGATAATCAAATATAATCATTGTAATTTCCTCTGTTTATTAAAGTGAATCTCGGTGACACGGCAACCATCTTCGGGGTTGGCTCGGCAACTGTCAAATTCTTTGGGTGACTGATCTGCCACTTCTGGTCACGAAATCGCTACAGCCCAGTGGTGCTGTGGGTTTCAGCCGATCAGTTTTTTTTGCTACGGACTCTGGATTAGTAAGGGGAATAAATCCTTAGAAGGACTTCGACTCTCGTATAAGACCATAAAAATCCTTATAAGGACTTCGACTCTCGTATAAGGCCATAAAAATCCTTATAAAGACAAAAAAATTCCTTTATAAAATAAAATCCCCTTATAAATAAACAACCCTATATAGCGCGACAATATAACCACTGTTTTAAACTGGGGGATAATACAGGTTTACAGTGCGGGGGATAAATAGACCATAAGGCGTTTTAAATGCATTCTAAGACGTTTAAACCATCCAACCTATACCAACCTACAGGGTATAGATTAAACAGGCTTAAACAGGCTTGAATAAACTAGGGACGAAAAAAAACCCCATGCGATTGCATAGGGCTTTTTAGTGGTGGTAGTGAGTTAAGAGTTTTGCATGGCGTAGATAACCAAATCAGCGACCCGAATAACGGTCATAGAAATTATCATAGCTAGACATATTATTGTTGCATTTCGTATCAAGTAATTAGTATTCCACATGATTATTTCGCTCCTTTAGCTAGGGCCATTAATGCGGCCATTTGTGATTGCATTTCTACCAGTTGCGCTTGTATCGCGGCATTCTCAGTTTCAAGGGCCTTTTCCTTTTTGCTAGGGGCCTTTACCTTTTTAGCGGGCAATTCTAGTGCCAGTGTATCAATCGCCGCTATAGTCTTTTTCGGCATCTTGTAAGCATTCGCGTATACTTGAACATCGCCATGCGTTAAAGCCTTTGCAGTGTCTTTAGGGTGGGTTTTCTTTAACCATGCATAGACCGCCTTGGAATCAATCGCTTTAGACGTTGCAACCTTGTAAGCATCGCCCAGTTTATAAGCTACCAAATTAAATTGCTTGTAAGATGCAACGCGTTTCTGGTCAATAGTTGAATAATCAAAAGTTTTCATAATATATACCTTATTAATAGTTAAGTTTAAGTAAATACCGGTCAATTGTTTGCCGGTGACATATTCTAAACATATCTAAAAATTTATTTCTGATCTTTGCGTGACCATAAAACGGGATCTGGTCATAATGTTTTATTAGTGGGTGGTTTATTGCCTAGGTTATTGATCTATTTAGTCTAATGAGTTTTTAAAGTACTACTTCAAAGGCTAATAAGTCTTATAAGCCTATGGAAACTAGATCAGGGGCAATGCTTTAAAGGGCTTGTAAGACTTTGTAGTCTTTAAAGGGATCTCTCTCAAGATTTGGCTTATCTATAGAGGGCTTTGAAGAGGCGGGGCAGGTCGCCATGGCCCCTCCCCCCCCTATATACACAATGTTATACATTTTTAGAAGACTCTGGAGTGTCAACCAGTTAGGGCGGCAGTTTCAAAGACTTTAAAGGGGAGTTAAATAACGTATACGTCTGTATACAAATATATAAGTCAAGGGAAGATGATACAAAAGTATGTATACAGACGTATACACATAACTAAATCGAGGAAGGAGATACACAGGAAGGAGATGACTAGAATGTCTATATAACCCCCGTGGGCTTAATATCTATTATACTGCGATATCGGGGAGTTGTCAAGAAGTTTCTTACATTTATTATACTAAAAAGTAATAAAAAGCTTGACAACATTCAAATATCGCAGTATAATAGAGTACATGAGTAATAATAAAGAACTAACAACTAAGCAACAAACATTCCTTGATAGCCTAGTTACCTGTAATGGTGACACTAAGCTTGCAGGAGATATAGCGGGCTATGCACCCACCAGTATTAATAGTGTTGTTAAGAGCTTAAAGACAGAGATACTAGATCTTGCTACAAACATACTGGCTCAGAGCGCCCCTAAAGCCGCAATGAAGCTTGTACACATTATGGATAGTTCAGAGCCTATACCACAAGCTAACATGCGTATACAGGCCGCACAGACAATCCTAGATCGTGTAGGCTTAGGCAAGACTGAAAGACTAGATGTTACTGTTAATACTGCCGGAGGTTTATTTATACTCCCCGCTAAGCAAGAAATTGTAATAGAAGGTAATTATGAGGAGATCTAGTAGCACTATTCCTTTTGGTTATAAGCTAGATGAAGGTAACGTAGAGTTACTTACACCTGTACAAGAACAACTTGAAGCCTTAGATAAGATTGTTCCGATGATTAAGGATAAAGTTATAAGCTTACGCGAAGGTAGTTTATACCTAGAAAGCATAACAGGTCGCAAGTTATCGCACATGGGATTAAAGAAGATCGCAGATAAACATGCAGAATGATTGGGATGTTAATCCTGACAACTATCTTAAAGACGAAGCAGGTGATTTCGTTCTTAAAGTTGACGGAACACCACGAAAGAAGTCAGGTAGAGCTAAAGGGTCTAAGGGTAGAGGTTACACCTATCACTCAGAAACTAAAGCAAAAATGGATGCAAAGAAAAAGGTACGTTCTAACAGTAAAAAACTGAAGGCGGCTCAAGCTAAAGTTGAGGGTTACAAGAAAACAATAAGTAAAACCAAAAAGACTCTCAACAAGCTAGAAGGAACAGGAAGCTCTAACATCATTGAAGATGTAGAACTAAAATCCATACCTTCTGCATTAGCGGCTGAAGCTCAAGAGGATGTTATCTTCAAGGCCAACGAAGGCCCACAGGAAGACTTCCTCGCCGCAGGGGAGACAGATGTCCTCTACGGAGGAGCGGCAGGGGGTGGTAAGTCCTACGCTATGCTTGTAGATCCACTTAGATATGCCCACAGATCCGCTCACAGGGGTCTAATCATAAGACGCTCTATGCCAGAACTTAGAGAGCTTATAGACAAAAGTAGAGAGTTGTACCCGAAAGCATTTCCGGGATGTAAGTATAAAGAAGTAGAAAAGCTTTGGAATTTCCCAAGCGGTGCAAAGATAGAGTTTGGATTCTTGGAGCGTGATGCAGACGTATACCGCTACCAAGGACAAGCCTATAGTTGGATAGGGTTTGATGAGATTACTCATTTGCCCACAGAGTTTAGTTGGAATTACTTAGCGTCTCGATTACGGACAACAGATCCAAAAATTACGTGTTATATGCGTTGCACAGCAAATCCGGGCGGCGCAGGAGCTACATGGGTTAAGAAGCGTTACATAGACCCTTCTCCACCGCATGAATCTTTTGAAGGCTCTGATGGATTAACACGAAAATTTATACCTGCTAGGTTGCAAGACAACCCCTACCTAGCAACAGATGGTAGATATGAAAAGATGCTAAAGGCTTTGCCGCCTACACAGCGTCAGCAACTCCTAGAAGGCAATTGGGATGTTGCGGAAGGAGCGGCCTTCACAGAGTTTTTGCCGCACTTACATGTTATTACACCTTTTGAAATACCTGTACATTGGGAAAGAGTAAAAGGGATAGATTATGGTTATGCCTCTGAA